TTTGCATCCATGATCGACTCCTTATGTCGTTGCAACTGTGACTGTACCAAGATTCACGGTAAGAACCAAGTTGTTTGGTGTCAGCGCCGCATCAAAGAAGCTTGATCCGCCCACCGGGTTCCACCCCCACTGAAAAATCCGACTGCCGCCAGTGGCCGTGCCGTCCTCGTCCGGGTCCGTACCGCTGACGTTTGAAATCTGCAGACCACTGTTGCCGCCCAGCCTGTACGTGATATCTGGCCTCGGGTTGCGCACCGCCTGCGGGTCTTCCACCGGGTACATGCCCAACTGAAGCTGCGGGTGGTCGGGGTCAAAACAGGCTCGGCAAACACGTACTTGGTATGGCTTTGTTTTAACTGTCTCCATGCGCAATTCATGCAGCTTAAATCTGAAATTGCACCTATCACACTGCGCAATTGCATACTTGCCGGACGAAAAACGATTGGGCATTAGAACGCCCCAGCAATGTACTGCCTGCGCGGCACAAACCGAACAGCCGCCTTCTCGTGGTCTTCCTGCGACGCCAAGTCCCACGCCTCGTCATACTGCTGTTTGAGGATCGGCAGCCGGTCCATCGCACCGGGCACTTTGAGCGCCATGTAGTACGACAGCCCTGCAACCATGCAGGGGATGAACCTGAACGGCACGTCCATTACGTTAACGCCGCCCCCGGCGTCCTGCACCCGGCGCATGCGCCAGTACACAAACTGGTACGTGGGGTTGCCCACAGTGCCTTGATCTGGCGTTGGCCAGACCGTGATACGCGGGGTGTTGTTGAGGTACACCGCCGTGCCCACCGCAGGGGTTGTCTGGCTCGTGCCGTTCTGGGCCCGGAAGACGCCGCCAAGCTGCGTACTGCTGTTGATCCAGCCGTAGTAGATCGTCTCGGTGCCGATGTTGAGGAAACCCAGCGTGGGCAGGTTGGCCGTGGACGAAAGCGTCAGGGTCTGGGCCCCCGTGTCCGCGCTCTGGTATGTGAACCCCGTGGGAGAGACTTGCCCGTCCAGCCGCTGCACCCAGAGCTGGATTGGTCGTGCCTGCGTCAGCTTGTTTGGGATCGTCGCGTAGGTGGACACGCTGATGCGCGTGATAGTCAGGTCGGCCTGATTGGACTGCTGGTTGGGCTGCGTGCGGATCACATGATCGAGCAAGTCCACGGTGTCGTTTGGCAGCGCGTAGGTGTTGATGCCCTGGACGAGCGGGATGGTACCCTGCTCAAACGTCCACATGTTGACGCCACGGTTGGCCCAATCGGCAAACAGCAGGTTCATGGAACGGCGGGCTGTCTTGAGATCGTAGCCCGTACGCAGCTCCGAGCCCACGCGCTCAAACGCCTCCTCAACGATCTCGGTCAGATCGAGGTTGAAACCTGCTGCGCCAGAGGTGGTGGCCATAGTTAAACCTTACCGCCGTTTTTCATGAATGCCATATAGTTTGACTCAAACCCACGGGCTTGCGGCATGCCCATTGACATGATATTACGCGCATCGAAGTCTGCCCGAGACATGGTGGGGCGTTTAACTTCTTGTGATGCGCGTGCAAGTGCCTGGTTATTGGTATTTGCATATTGCTCGTACGACCCCGGCGACGCCATTCCCATACCGCCCCTGCCGCCCATCAGGCCCATCAACCCCATTGGCTGCTGAAATTGCCCACGGCGAAATGGTGACGGACGTTGCATCATCTGCTGCTGTTGTTGCCGAGCATAGTTGTCATGGTACCCCTGCATTTTGCCTTGCAGGTCTTGCAACTGCTGGTACATCGGGGCTTTCTGCATGTAGTCGTTCATCTGCTGCTGAAGTCCCTGCATCTGCGTCTGATACCCCTGGTACTCAGGGCTCTGCATGAACGCAGGCTGCTGGGGCTGGAAGGGGTTCTGCATTGGCTGGCCAAACTGACCGCCAAACCCACCGCCAAGCGCACGCTGCAACAAATGCCCAAACGGCATGCCAGAACCACCACGGCCATCAGGGCGATACTGCATGTCACCCAACACTGCGGGTTGCTGCATGTCAGACAACATTGCGGGTTGCTGCCCACCACCAAACCCGCCACCAAACTGGTTCTGGGTACCCGGACCCTGATTTTGCGGCGGGCCAAACGGGTTGTTGGCAAAGCTCGGCATCTGGCCTGTCCCGCCAGTCGGAGGTGTGCTCTGCCCCTGCTGCGGACCCAGAGGGTTCGACGAATTGGTGCCACCGCCTGCCATTATCTGTACCTCGCCGTCTTAGCCGCCACTTTGGGCGGCTGCTTCACAAACTGTTTCCCGGCCTTCTTGCCTGCCCGCTTGGCACGGGTCGTCGCGGCATACTCAGCGGGTGACAGCGCTTTGATCGCATTCTCAGGCAGGTACCGCTCCCCCGTTTTGCTTGACGGTTTGCCAGACTTGGTGCGCCACTTCTGCGCACCCCAGTCCTTGAGCGATTGCTGCGGGGGCTTAAGTGCCATCACCGTAGCTCCCAAAAGCCTCAAGGTATTCTACGGCGTTGCGTAGGACTGCTGGACTGTCTTTAAACATTCCCAACGCACGATTGCACTGCCTACACAAAACACCGCGAAATTCTCCGGTATCGTGGTTGTGATCAATTGCGCTGTCTATCAACGTCACCTGCGTTTTACAAATTGCACAGCAACCCTCTTGCCGCTCATACCGATCTACAAGCTGCTCGGGTGTAATACCGCGCCTTGAACACCGTTTTGCTAGCGTCCAAGGGTCTTTTTCTCGGTACTCAGCCACCCTATGTTGGTTGTTCTCTGCCCAGTCTTTATGCCGTTTATAAAGGCAGGTGTTGCAGTGGCTCTTGTACAGGTGCGCCATGTGACCGCCGCGACTGCGAAACGCGGATAACGGCTTTGTCTCGCCGCAATCTGTACAAGTTTTTGCAGCCTCAGTCACGATAGCCACCGCCTGCTGCTTTATACTTTTTTGCTACCAATTGGCTTTTTCTGGCCGACCATTGGCCTGCCCCGGTGCCGTGCGTTGCCGCCGCCTTGACTTGGCTCACGATGCGCTTGCGCAGCTCCGGCTTGGTGTAGTTGCCCGCCGCGTTGACCTTGCCGCCCTCGGCGTACTGCGTGAAGTCGGTGTCGTCACGGCGGGGCTTTTTGACCCCACCGGGCATCTTGGAGGGCATGATGGCGCCCATGCCACGACTCGGTCTCATGTCAGTACATCTTCCCGCGAGTTTTGCCACGCTGGGCAATGCCATCTGCGCGACGAGATGCGCTTACTGCGCCGCCTTTTTTATAAACCACCCGTGACGTAGGCGGAGGTTCTTCTGGCGCGGGGGGCCTGTCTACACGTTCCCGCTGTACTCGTTCATGCGTCGCTAGCACATCCCTTGCCGCCTCTACGGGGTCTGCCTTAACCCTCGGACCCAATTGATCAGCAAGCATGTACGCAGCGCCCAAGCCGCCAAGCACGTTGGCAGCTTTTTTCAATGCTTTCTTAGCCATGACGGCCTCCTATCAGCAGGTGCGACCACCCATTTTCATGCCCAGCGGTTTGCTGCCGGACATCTTGACCATCGTGCCTTTGGTCTTGCCCTTGGCTGCCAGACCGTCGCGGCTGGGAGCCGCAGTCTTGACCGCGCCCATTTTGGCCGTGGTGATACCACCATTGGCCATCTTCTTGGCAGGTGCGCCTTTTTTCTTTGCCATCATCGCCATAAAACCGGGGTTCATTTTGGAAGCCATAGTGTCACCACCTTTTGAAAAAAACTCTTGCTTGCCTTGATTGGTTTTGGGCTTGTTGATTGCCTGCGCATCTGCACGGCTCCCAGACCCAAACCGCTTGCCCTTGTCTGCCTTCATGAACTCCTTGCCGACAGACTGCGGAACTCCTACTCGCTTGGCAGCGGCGGGGTTGTTGGCCACCATCGCCATCAAGTTGTGTTGTGCCTTACTCTTGCTTGGCATCGTCAGCTTTCTTTCTGCGGAAAAGCGTGTAAAAGTCTTTCCCGGTGGCCATCTCGTAAATACGCATGGCACCAACGATTGCGCCGATTAAACCAAACAGCGGCGTGAGCATGTTCAAAAAAGCGCCAACAGTGCCAAAGATTGCCACCACATCCAGCACGTTTTTGACGGTATCATGGTTCTGGCTCATGTCAGCAGTTCCAAGCCCGCAGGCTTTTGTTGATACGACTGTTCGGGTCTTTCTTGGCCTTCTCGCCGGTCAGCTTCTTCTTCATGCCTTCCATGCGGGCACAGAAAGAGTCTCGGCGTGCGCCGCCCTCGGGCTGCGGGGGTTTGAGTCCCGGCTTGCCCGGATTGGCTTTGTTGTAGGAGGCTCGCCCCTTGGCGTTGAGTCCGCCCTTGGGGTTCTTGCCTTCCTTGCGAGTCCATGCTGCGGTCTTAGCCATAGAACAAAGTAGTTGTTACGTTTGCGACCAAGCCAACAAAAATGCCATCTTTGGCCAAAATTCCTTCGCCCGGAATCACCACGGGAAATGCAGTTGCGTTGTACGAATCTGCTTCCATCAAAATGTCAGCGTACATCGACACCGCAGGAGACCCGGTGATGGTGCCACTGGCAGAGTCCGTTACCGTGAACGTATTGGCATCTGAAACCGTGACCGAATAGA